TCTGGCATTTGCTTAAATTCGTAATTATGTCTAGTATGACTAATAAAACAAGTTATGGCAGATAAAACAATCGAAAAGAAAAAAGAACTGGAAGATGATAAACCTGACTATCAAGAAAAAATTACTTTTTTAATTTCTACAGTTGCACAAGGTTTTATCTTGGCATGGTGCTTATTAGTTTTGTCCCTTGGATACATTAAGTTACCAAATAAATTATTTGGGGTAGAAATTCCAGATCAACCTCGTGTTGATAGCACATTCGCAGCAGGGCTTTTAGGAAACATTCTGGGTGGATTAGGTATTAGTGTTAATGCAGCACAAGGAGCAAAAAAGAAAAAGAAAGAAGGAGAAAACGGTAATATCGGCAACAGCAATAGTGGCGTTCAAACTATAGTAATAAGGCAACCAATAGAATTAATTACAAGTAAACCTGATGTAATCAGAGTCGATCCGATTACTGGAAAAAATGTAAAGAACAACGGAAAATTAGACACATGAAAAAACTTCTTCCATTTCTATTTCTATTATCAGCACCAACTTACGCTGATATAAAACAGGAATTTGTTACTTCTGCACAGATTACTGTTGATATGCCATATAGCGTCACCAATAAACTTGGCACGACTTATTCAATATCAGGTAATAACGTTACTCCATCTGTAACTTCTGGAGGATCTACAACTGCTGGACAGATTGGTGGACTCAATGTTGGTTCGTTAACTGCTGGCGTTCCAGCTTTAATTCAAACTGATAAAGCGGTCACAACATCGGGATCTGCTTTCTCTCTTACCGAATCCATTACTATGGGAGATGCCACACC